CGTTAATTTTTTCACCAGGGGATGGTTCTTGAATAACACCATAACGTTTACCTTTTAATTGTAATACTTCAGGAGATACACTACCAACTTTTGCTCGCCCTTCTGTTATCATTGTAGACGCAACTACACATTGATATTCACCTAACACTTTTACCATAAGACCAACAAGTGCTGATTTTCCATTTCTACCTTTACCAATATACATATTAAAAGTTTGATTACTTGATGTACCAATTAATGTAGATGCTAAATGGTCATACATATAATTATATAATTCTTCTTCTGGAAATAATTTATGTAAGAAATCTGTACATGAGTCAATAATTTCTTTGTCATTAATAAGGTCTAATGGTCTATAATTGATATTGGTAGACATAGAAATGTTATCTTCAGGACGACCAGGACGAAAGCATTTTTCTTTGAAATCAACTACGCCGTTTTTGAAGCATAATAAATATGGGTTTGTGTCTAATTTATTCATAAATGTACCATCATAAAATAATTCTTTCGCTTCTGTCATAATATTCTTCTTATCACTTGTGCGCGATAATCTCGCACATATTTCCAAAATATATGTTGTACGATTATCTTTTGTTTTTTTCTTTTCTTCTTCTTCAGTCATATTATTATTTTCATCGGTATCCACATTAACACTAGGAACATTATTTGCTAAATTCATTATTCTATTTAAAGAACCAACAGCCTTTTTATTATATATTTCGCGTAACTCTGTTGAAATCAGTTTTCTTAGCGTAGTTCCAGAGTCTATTTCAACCCAACGATGTTTCTTGAATTCATACCAAGTATTTGATTTTACACTAGTACATACAAATCGGTCTTTATACATTTGAAACAAAACGCGTGCTATATCAAAATCGCCACCAACTGCTTTTTGCTTTTTGTTATTACCTACATTGACTGACAATCCAGTTCCAGAGATAGTTTGTTCTAAAAAATAATCTACACTTTCTTCATGTACTTTTTTATATTTTTCATTAGAATCTTGTTTAGACCAATACATTAATGACCGTTTTTGTAATCCTTGTTGTTTACTACCATCAAATTTTTTCCATTTATTACATAATTCTGGAATATCGGCATAATTGAAATTCTTATCTTGAGCACTAAACGCAATCCATACAATTAATAATTTATTACTTATATGTTTTAATACCCAACCAACTCGTATCCATTTATCAAATGAACCTGGTGTAACATAATATTGTTCAGGTAGTGTCATGGTATATGAATATGCTTCTTTCAATTCATAATCATTAGTTGTTATTTTATCCAAAAACATATTCAATATAAATTCTAATTCGGTTGCGTTAGTTATTTTAGAAACGTAAGAGTTTATATCAGATAATTCAAAATCTGTAAAATCATTATTTATAGATTTTGTTTTTACATTACTTACTAAATTTCCACCGCGAAAATTTTTATATTGGTTATATTCTTCTATAAATGAACTTTTCAACAAGAATGTAGGATGGTTTCTATAACGAACAGATAATAATTGAATATTATTGGCTATATCAAAAGATTTTAAAGGAAAAGGAGGAATAGAAATTTCTTCGTCGGATGGGTCATACTTACCATGATAAATATAAGTCAATTTGTATGCGTCGTGATTTGGTTTTCTTGACCCAAACAATTGCCAGTTAGTATGGCCGCTACTAACTCCTTCATCAAATACATCATCCCAACCATTTACATTTGTTATTGGTAGGTCTTCCCATAATTTGGCGACTTCTTTTATAGCTCGTTCGCGAAACATACGTCTTACTGTCTTATCAGCATTGACACCAATTATCATATGGATACCATCTTTTACAATTTTTTTTTCTGCCAAAATGTTTATTTTTGTTTTTTCCAGTACATATACGGGTATTTTACTTTCATCATCCAATTGATAAATGTCTTTAATAATGTCTAAGAGAGATACTACTAAATCTTGTATATGTTCTTTTGTATGTTGCCTTTCTTTAATTTCCATGCTATATTTTAAATCCATATCAATTACAATGGGTCCTTCATCTAATTGCACTTCAGTCAAATATTCATTGCCATTTTTAGAAAGAACATCGCGATAATACAGATTTAAAAACTGCTCATATTTATCATCAGGAATATGATAGTTCCCACCATAAATAGAGAGTTTTGTGTCTGCTATACGAGTATTTGTAGATTGTTTTGGTTCCTTATCATCTTTTTTTATTTGATATTTTCTTAAAAAATCCACTAATGTTTGGTTTAAATTATTTACGCTATTATCAGTTTTTCTAATGTCATTAGACATTTTCATAGATATATTATTCATATATTTTTATTAGGTTTTTTTTAATTCAATTTTTTATAATTTTATTTATATCCAAATGTTTTTATGTAAGCATAACATATAACAGGTTTATGAAAATATTTTATTGTATGCTCTATATTTTATAGTTTATACATCATAGTTTATAGAAAAAATTGAACTTATAAATATTTATACTATGAAACTGAATAAATATTTAGTTATATATTATATCAAAAAATGAAATTCTGTGATAAATGCTCCAATATGTATTATATCGGTATTGATTCCGAAGACCCTAATAAATTAACTTATTATTGTAGATTGTGTGGGAATACAGACAATACTATTTTAGAAGAAGGTGCTTGTGTTTTAAATACTCAATTAAAAAAAGGCGAACAAAAATTCAATCATATTATAAATGAATATACAAAATTAGACCCAACATTACCACGTATTTATAGTATGAAATGTCCAAACAAAGAATGTAAAACAAATAAAGAAAACAATGATAAACCCACTGAAGTTATATATGTTCGTTATGATGATGATAATTTAAAATATTTGTATATTTGTGTTGAATGTGATACCACATGGAAAACGGATTCAGAAAAATAGAAGCGATTTTGTATAAAATTTTACAGCATTTTTTTACAAAAAATTGAATTCACAGTTATAAATAAAGTAAAATAATAATTTAGAAATATACTATTATATATTATAACATAAAATGGCTGATAAATATGGTTCTGACGATGATGAATATGACCCAACCGATGATATTGAAGACGAAGATGTTGATGTTCCTAAAATAAAAATAACTAAATCTATTAAACCAAAAGTGGTTGATGATGACGAAGAATATGATGAAGAAGAATCTGATGATGAAGAATTAGATGATGATGTTATTGATGATGATGATGACGATGTTAATGACGAAAACATTGAAGAACTTATTGGTAAAATAAATAGTAAAGAAAATATAAAACCGAATTTTCCGATGATAGATGATGATGATGAAGAAGATGACGAAGATGTTGAAGAAAATTATTTACAAAAATTTGATGAAAATATCCAAAAAAATATTATTAGTGAATTTCATCCTGAATTACACTCACATAATAGTGATGAAATTGAAATATTATCCAAAGTTGTTCGTAATGAAAATGGAGTTGTTATAGACCCATTACATAAAACATTACCTTTTATTACAAGATATGAAAAAGCGCGAATATTGGGCGAACGCGCTAAACAACTCAATGCTGGAGCTAAACCAATGGTTGAAGTTGATATTAATGTCATTGATGGATATTTGATTGCGTTGAAAGAATTTGAACAGAAAAAAATTCCTTTTATCATAAAAAGACCTTTGCCGAATGGTGGTATTGAATATTGGAAATTCAAGGATTTGGAAGTGTTATAAATATAGAAAATAAAAAAATTGATTTTATTTTTATGTTATTTTTTATGTCAACAAACGATTTTTTTATATAACAAATATATAACAACAATGACGCATAACAATAATAATTATTTATGTAAATATAAAGAATTATTACAAATCGGTAGAAATAAATTGAATGGGATTATTGAAAATGATGTAGAACTCCATTTATTGAATGATGAAAAACGGTTTGGAGAAATGTTAGAATTGAACAAATATGTATATACTTATTATAGCACAAACAAAAATGATTTAACACAAAGCATAGAATTTATTATATTGACTGATGTTGTAGATGAATTTGTAGAAAAAATAAAAGAATTGGGATATTGGTACATTTATAAAAAATATAATGATAATGAACCTGTACTAAGAATTGGGGTTGAACATAATAAAACTATTCCAGAAATTCGTACTATTACAGGAGAAGAAGTGCCTTTGTTCCGCATAAAATCAAGTAATAATCCATATGGATGGAAAATAACAAAAAAAACGAATACTTATATAAATATAGAACGAATAGCCCCAATTCATTTTTTATGTAATAATATGGTGGAATGTTTATTAGAAACATATAATAAAAATTCTTTGGATGATTATTTTGATGATAGTTCATTTGTTGAATTATACCCTCATTTAAGTGTTATTGCTATTGAAAATCCATTGATTTGTAACACAAATTTGTATTCAACACTTATTGCTGTATTAGAACCTTTGTTGGAACCTTTGGTATCTTAACTATAATGTTTTATTTGAGTACAACACTTTTTTTATCCAAAACCACTTCTTTGAGAACATTTTTCATTATTTTATCGCGGTATTTTTCATGTTCATCATCACCTTTTCCACCTAAAGCAACAGCCGCCAATTTGAAAAAATATTCGTTTTCTTTTGTATTGTTCTCTATACATATAGGGTATTTTTCTTGCCAGTTTTGTACTTGATTTAAATTCAATTGTGCTATGCGGTCAATCGTCCATTTTAATTTTTGTTTTTCATTGTTCTCTTTTTCCCATATATCGTTATCTTTTATATAAACCGTTTCTCGTTTTAAATCTGTACAATGAATTGGTAATTTTTCTGTTTCCAGTTTCTTTAATTCCTTTATGAAAATACGAGAAATACCATCTATAAAACCTAATTTTCCAGTTGTTTCAAAATCGTCAATAGTTAGTTGTAATGAATTCACAAAATCAACTATATTCATAGCATCTTTACAAGTTTCATTTAAGAAAATCTGTAGATTAAATTGATTATTATTGTTTGTTGTATTATTATTTATTACTTGTTGATTCTTCGCTAATTCCAATATTTGACTTTGGAGTTCTTTATTTTGTTCTAATAATTGGTTCTCTTTTTCCAGTAATTTATTTTGTAATTCTTTGTTTTGCTCAATGAGAACATTTTGTAATTCTTTACTTTCTCTGAATACTTCCATAAATAATTCAGGTGTGATAACATTAGTTGGAATAAATGTATTCTGTATTGTTTCATGCTCTTTTTCATTAATAACAACACAATTTTTTTTATGTTTCCATAAAGCATTGTAATTCATATATTCTTTGTTACAATGACAACATATATGCTTTACTTTTGTTGTTTCATTAGGCATTCCATTTATTTTACTTATATGTTTATCTGTTAATAAATGCTTATCATAATTACATTTTATAGTAGTAGTATAATTACAACAAGAGCATATATAGGTTGAAGAATTTGTTGATATTTTCTCATTGCTTATAATTGCCGAAGTATAATTATTAGTCATTGAAATATGCTTCCGAGTAGTTTTATGTTTATTAAAATCACTTTTATTATATGTATTATAGTCACAAATTTCGCAGTGTAATAAATTAGGAGTTTTATTATACTTTTTCATTTGCCTAAATTATATATTATAGGCAAAGAAAAAGTATAATTGTATTTTTATTAAAAAAAATTATGCTAACAAATTTTGAATGATTTTTTTGGCATTTTGCCCGATGTCCGAGTAAAATGAACTTTTTGCAAACATTTTCCTCCAGGTTTTGAAAATTGGACATTTTTAAAATGTCCATTTTTGAAAAGTTAACTACTAGTTTTGTTGGACTTTTTTAAGGGTTTTTTATTTTTGTTTTATAGAAGCAAAAGTAAAAACTATTTTACAACGACGTTTTTCTTATCTAATACCAGTTCTTTGAGAACATTCCTCATTATTTT